TGTGTTGTAGGTTCAGCTTGGGTCGTTACTTCTTCTGGGCTAAGTATAGGTGCAGTGGTTGCTACTGGTGCAGGGGCAGCGGTAGGTGTAGGTGTCTTTTGTTTACCAAGATAAGCTAGGATCCTATTTTTAGCTGCGATAGGATCTTCTTCAGCCATTTCATATTGCTGACCTTGGTATTCATAGATAGGCATTTTTATTAAATCTTATCTAAGTTAATAACTTTTGGTTTATTACTTTCACCCCCACTTGAAGCAGGAGATGATTGTGTTTGTTGCCCACCTTTCATGCGTTGCTCTTCCTTACGATACAACTCTTGTAAATAAGTATTTGCAGTATTAGTACCATTCTTTTTATCGTTTTTCTGCAATCTACGAAGTTCTTTATTGTCAGGTGAGTTATAGTTTTTAGACAAAGAGTTATCTACGTTATCACGAGCTTTATCATACAGATTAGTCCCTGCAATCTCAGCTTGTGTAGCAGCCCGTTGAGCAGAGGCACCACGACGACCTAAAAGCTCATCCATTCCTTCAGCCAATAAAACATCATCAGGTCTTGTATCTCCTGCGGCTCTTTGTTTTGCTAAATAAGTTCTTGCATAAGTTAGCATTTCACCAGGAGACTTCATACCAGCAACTTTTTCTTTAGTGATACGCTCTTGAGCTTTCTCAAACATCGCATTGCCACCAGTAATGTCGCCAATCTTCATTAGGCGTTCACCTTCAGCAACTTCAGCAAGACCTTTAGCAACTTCACCACGACGCCCTCTAAGTCCTTCTTCACGGGCTATTATTCCAGGCAATGTTGCTTTACCTGTTTTACCAGCTGCTTGCCCTAAAGGACCTGTTTGAGTGGCTAAATTAAAGCCAATATCCATCAAGTTATACCCTTTAATTTTATCTTCAGCATCTTTTAAGGCAGCTTGTTCTTTAGTGTAGTACTCTCCTAATGCAGCCTTGGGGGCACCAATACCAGCAGCTTCCCGCTGCTTTTTATAGAAGTCAGTGTATTGTTGGCGGGCAAGAAACTCTTTTTGTAAGCGGTTTGCTTCTTCCTCATCTAAGTCTACTTGGCTACCATCTGTATCCCCAGCAAAAGCCACAATACCGCCACTGGCGGCACTTAGTGTATCCATTGCTCCAGCAGGTGCGGCGGGTAGACCAGCTCGCTCCGTAACAGGGGTAGGTAAGCCACGTTGATCTTGTGCAATAGACTGTTGGGCTTGCGCTTCAGCTTGCTCTCTTATTTTTTGCCCTTGTAATATTTCTAGTGCCATTTTACGAATTTCTTCACTAGGGCTAGTTTTTGCAACACGGTCTAACTCATCCGCACTCATCATTTCTAATTTTTGACGGATACCACGAACTACTGAGCTATCAGGATTAGCCTGAACCATTCCCCTATTAGCGTAGCCTGCAACACCACCAGAAGCTAAGCTTTTGATAGTTCCTCCCTCTGCAAACAAACCAGCTTGCTTAGCACCAGCTGCACCAGCCAAAAGACCAAGACCTTGCGTAATGGGAGCGGGCGCTGCTTGATACGTTTGCGTAGTAGTTGCTTGCATGGGTAGACCACGCAACATATTGGACATCATGCCCAACTGCATGAGTGGGTACTGCTGTTGTGTAGCGTAGTCTTGGATAGCTTGATTAATCTTAGCTTGCTCAAGCGCTTGTTGTTGCCCACCCATTTGAGACTGCAAACCAATAATATCTCTTTGTGCACCTAGTTGTTGTCCACCAAGTTGCCCTAAAGTAGAAGCAGCTTGTCCAGCTTGTCCGTAACCTTGCATACCTAAAGTAGAACCAAACTGTTGAGACTGTAGCGCTCTATCGTACGCAGCTTGAGAGCCTTGTGCTTGGATATTAGATAAATTAGAAAGTAAATTACGCTCACGCTCGGCTTGCATAAGAGTTTGCCTAGCTCCACCATATGTGCCTTGACGGGCAGCAGCTAAGTTTTGAGCATTTTGCGCCATCTGTGCTTCACGGACTGCAGCTGTTTTAGCAACGTCAGTCACTCCTTGTTGGTAAGGAGACATATAAGCCTGCATACTTTGAGGGCTAGTTACATTTTGAGCATATTGCTGACCTGCACCCAAAGCGCCTAAACCAGATAAACCAGCTAAACCTGTGGCTGTTCCATATTGCCCCGGAGTTTGCAGTTGAGCAGTAGCTTGTTGCGCTTGCTGCTGCATTGGACTAAACCCAGCAAAATATTGATTTACATTAGTGCTATAGGGTGTATATGGTTTAAACCCAGTAATTCCTGAACCATCCATATCAAACAATTGCTTTTGAGTTGCTTCCAACATGTTAGTAACATATGGTTTTGCATACTCAGGGACGTTTGTATTGTAAGAAGTAGCTTGTTGAGGAGGAGGAGTACCACCACCACCGCCTTTGCCACCACCGCCACCGCAAATGTATCCACCACCGAGCTTACGCTGGGTGACGCTATCGCCTAGGGGCTCACCGAAGGCTTCTAATTCTCTACGAGACCAATTCTGTTTCATGTTTTACCCGCTCCCTAATCCAGCGACAGTCAGCTTTATTCATTTCAAAAACTACTAAATCCCCACCATCACAGTGCATGCCTGGAAAGCGGATAGCCTCTTTAAACCCCAGTTTCTTGTCATACTCCATAGCCTTTGTATTAAGGCTATTTACAATCCCAAAGGTTTTCTCTAAACCCAAAAAGTTAAAAGGATAGTCAAATGCCCCAAATAGTAAACCTTTAGGCGTATAACCACCTTTTAAATTAACCATATGCATTTGGCAAGTCTTTCCTATAAATGCCGTATACCCAATAACCCACTCAATATTATGTTCTGCATCAGTCCAAAATATAGCTTGAAAGTCTGCACAAGGTTGAACACCAGCGTATTCATATAAGTATTTTTGTGCAACAGCTTTGGCTTCATTTGACTGGGCGCTTTGTATCATTTATGCAGGCATGTATCTAGCGGTTTTAACTGCAGGGGCTTGCTTCTTCTTACCGGTACGAGCTTTGCGGATTCTATCCATCATGCCGTATAGTTTCTTAGCGCCAGCATCCGTAGAGCCATTACCTAAATGCGATACAACATCAGCCGGGACAACAAACTCTCCATCAGCCAACCGTGCTGGCTGTTTTCCAGCAATAGAAGCAGGAATAGAATCAGACATACCATCCCCAGGTCCTTTAAGCATTCTTCCACCATCGGAATACCCTCCTAGGTTGTAACGCATAGTGCCACCAGCAGCGGCTTCAGTGGTGTCTTGAGTAACCCCGCTTATATCTCCTAGACCCTTAATAGAGGTCTTAGGAAGGGCTACAGGTTTAATACCAGCGGCTTTACCAGCTTTGCCTAGACGAACCATAGCGGCAGTTAGTGCATCTTTACGAGCTGTATCTACGTCAGTATCTCTAAAAATACCTGTGCGTGGAACTCCAACGCTTTCTGGTAATGGGTTTATCTGTTGCTGCTCTTGTCTGTCTAGGTAATCTTGTAACACATTAACCTGACCTTTACTTCTGTACCGAGCAACGCCACCAGCCGCATACCCCATACCAAATAGACCCTTTTGCATATTGCCTTGGTCCATACCCATAGCAGAGTAATCACCGCCTAGTTCATCGTCAAAAGAACCCCCAACAGCTAACTTCATAACACCCCCCTGCGCTGCATAGGTTGGGTATTGAGCTTGGTAATATGGATTGGGTCTTGGAGCCTCGTAGGCTTGGTAATTTGGGCTTAATTTGTATTTTCTTAATCGCTCATCATATTCATCTGATTGATAGCCGGGTTGACCGACACCTTGTTGCTCTCCTCCTATTAGAGAGGGGGCAAGAGCACTACCTAATGTAAGTGCATTACTTTTAACAAACTGACCAGCGGCGCTTGGACTACTAGCTACTTCTTTAAGCCCTGTGACTACGTTAGCTGTTGGAGTAGTAGTTTGAGCAGCACTTGCTCGTCCAAGACTCCCCATATATTGTTCTGGGGTACTACCAGACCTTATAGCTTCAGGAAGTCCAGACTTAGCTGCTTCTACTTGTGTTGGGGTTAGTCCTGGGAAGTTTTGTGGGTTAATGTAATTTTGGGCAGCTTGCTGGTAATAATTAGTTCCCGCCGCTCCTGCTATTTCAGTACCAGCTCCTGGAGTCGCCCCAGGCATATATAGTCCAGATTCTGTAGGTATAGCAACGCCACCACTACCGACAGGAAGATTTTCAAGTCCCGCAGTAATCGCTTCTTCTCCAACTTTTTTAAACCCTTCTGTAGCAGCTTTTTGTGTTGCAGTTGCCGTAGCTTCTGCTCCTAAACCTCCTAAGCTAGTACCTAATCCAGCGCCACCGTAAGCACCTAAACCAGCCAAAAGACCCTTTGTAATGCTTCCAGTAGCTAAACCGTATCCACCACCAACAATTAAACCTGCTGTTAATGGAGATAAAGCACCGCCAGACCCAATAGTAAGAGCCGCACCGGCTACCATTGGAAGAATATTTTCTAAAAAGCCTGCTTCGGGTAAACCCGTAGTTGGGTTAATTGTTAGGGAACCGCCGTGTCGCAAAGCTATAGCCTGAAGCCCCTTAACCTCTCGTGGGGACATGTGCACAAGCATCGTATCTTTGCCACGACCTTTGGACTGTAAATAGTTTGCTGTGTTTTGAAGTCCCATACCTACCTCACGGGGTTGAATTGATTGAAGTTTATCATTTTATTGCGTTAAATCATAGAAAGAAATAGAACCTACACCGTCTCCAGTAGTGGCTCCTGAGATAGTCCTAACGCCTAGGGTGTATATATCACTGACCCCCGCCAAAGAAGCGCCTAGCTGTAAGTCCCAGTTATATCCTGTTGACGCACTTGTTTGGCTAACTCCAGCACTTCCAGAAGCAGTTACATAGTCAGTTTGCACAATAGTACCCACGTTAGAAATGGCTGTAGCCGCCACGTCAAACTCTACATTTGAATCCGAAGGCACGGCAGCTGCCCATGTCGCCCCAGTTAAAGTTGGGTTCTTTAGTAAAGCCACCTCATAGTTTTGACTGGTTGTCGGCAAAAACTGTACCCGATTAGGCAAGACTACCGCCCCCAAAGCCGTTGAAGCTAGCCGTATAGATACTATGGGGAAGAAAGTTGCTGCGGTATTGATAGTGGTAAATATACTGGTGCGTCTAGCCACATGGTCAATTGAGGTTTGTTCATAGCCTCCAGAAGAGTACACGCTAGAGCATATCTGCTTCATGGACGAACTGGAAGCCGTGCCAGCCGTATTACTAATTTCATAGCGTACAGGCAGTATAGCCGTGGTCATATAGACCGAAGTGTTTATGTTGTCATTATGGAAGGTATGGCACACCACAAACTTGCCGTCTTCAAAGAACCCGCACCGCACATCCCCTACCCCTAGCCACTCAAAGTCAATAGCTAAAATCTGGGTCTTAGTTACATCAAGCACCCGCCCCGTTGGTCCAGTGCCGTCTAGCTTATCCCCGTTCCAGTTGGCTTGAGTAACCGTTGTATCTACAGGCGCACCGCTGGTATAAGTCCGAAGAACAAACGCTAAAGTAGTGTTATTTTGCTGAAAAAACACCCCGTTTTGGGTATTAAAGTACCCTACTCGCTGGCGCAATCCAGTCTTACCTTGATTCATGGCAAACGTAGCTAATAGCCCAAGACCCTTGCCTGGCTGGTATGGCATGGTTCGGTAAGTCTGACGCACTACCTCAGAACCACTGCTGGTTGTAACGCTTAATTGAACGCTTGATTCGTTAGGAAGATAGGTAGTAGACCCCCCAGTAGCCGTGCTGGTGTCAAACTGATTGTCAATAGCAAAACGGTTCTGGCTGTCAAAGAGCGTGTAAGGCTGCGCTACGACTAGACGGTTAAAAGCATCTACGTTAGTAGGCGGGAAAGTGACGTAGGTTGGGTCTGTTATGGTTCCACTCATATTAATACAAGCACTTAGCTCCGCTAAATAGTTATCCAACCGATTAAAGTACAGGCGTAGGGCATACTGAAATTGGTCTTGTTGGCGTTGGTCATAGTCTGGGGTCGCTAAAGGTAGTGCGGGCGCCTTTATGTTGTATGGTGTGCAATCCATTAACGTCTTCCATCTGGTCTACCGTCTAAACGAGGACTACCTAACTGCCACTGGACATTTAAGTCTGTGGACGCAATCTCAATTGCCATCTGTCTAGCCCTAGCCCGCATGAAGATCTGCTCGGTATATACGTCTACGGAGGTCTCAATGACTGGCTGGGATTCTGTATTGGTGTAAACATTGCCAGGAAAGTTCCTTGGCTTAATATACATTGTAGCCGTTGGGGTACTAGCCGTAGAGCCACTAAAGCTAATGTCAGGGATGATCCGCTTGGTTAGGATAAACTGATCCCCGTCCACAAGGTCAAAGTCTGAGGATGCAATATTGGCAAGTAATGGCAGGGTGTCATCATTAGTACCCAGCTCGTGGTTATAGAGCTTATTATCGCCAACCGCTTGCGGGTATTCCCTAACTGGAGAATCTAGCCATGCAGTACGGTGGATTGTGCCGTAGTACCAGATCTTTTCTAGGTGGTTATAGACCACATAAGCATCATTTACCTGACTGTTGGCAGTAGGATAGAACCACCAAATCTCGTTCCAGCCTTCGTTAGTTCCAGAGACAATCTGGTCAGCTTGGGCGTAGTTTAAGTTAGTAAATACATGGTTTCTTAAAGTAGACGGAAGTGTTTCTACCCGTCCAGAATACGCATAGAACTTATCTTTACCCATCCAATAAGCTACGTTATTAACGACTGCTACGGCTCTTGGGCTAAGGATTGAGATATTGTCGGCAAGCTCTTGGATGCCAAAGACGTCCGCTGTACCTAAGAATTGCAAGGAATTAAGCGTTCCCTCGGTGTAAACCAGAATCTCTTGGCGGGTTGTAACGGCACAAACAATTTTAGACCCACGAGATAGGCGTATAAATCCTGCCGAGTTAGTTACTAGCGGAGTCCATACATTTGGTTGGTCTTGGGTAGCCCAACGGATTAATAGGGGATCAAAAGCACCACCACCATAGGGGGTAGCACCAAAAGCTAATAAGTGCTTGTCATTCTGAGAAACCAAAATCTCAGTGGTTTCTGTTGGCACATCGGCTGGCGCAACGCCATTTAAGGTAGTAGCAGACAATAAGGCTGCACGGGATGTAATACCAGCAGAACGCTCCCAGTAGTAGATTGGGCCATTACGGATATTCATTACTAAATCGTTGTCAAAGTTATTGAAGAACCAATCCCTTTGCTGTAAAACAACAGGGGTTACTGCACCAGAACCCCAACCCAAACGACTCCAAGCACCAGCGCCCCAGCCGTAGCCGTAAGTATCTATATCATAACCGACATCAATGTCATATTCGGCTGTAACGGTAGCACCGCCTTTGCCTGTATCTGATCCATTAGCGTTTACCCCTACATTGATGGTGTAGGTTTTTGCACCAGTATCAACAGTCAAAATTTGATAACCAAACTCGGCATTTAGTATGGCTGCGGTAATGTTCCCACCTAGGCTGGCGGCTCCTGAATAAGTCACATAGTTCCCTACCTCTGGGTTATAAGCCGTATCGGTAGAGTAGGATACTGTAAGGGTAGAAGAGCCTGACGTAGCGGTAAACGGACCAGCAGCAGCACCTAGAGCCGTGGAAGTATGCTGTAAGGGGGTAATGTCATAGACCTCAGTACCAGCCTCTAGGTAGACCTTTTTGCTAGTCCCCATCGCAAGGTAGTTATCGCTTTGGGTAGTGACCCAGTTAAACATCTGACGGCAGATACCAATAATAGTAAATGTACCGTAGCGTAGCCAGCCGCCTATTTTCTGTGGATAGCCTGAACGAAAACGAATTTTGTCACATTGAAACCAGCCACCTTCGTTGGTGTAGTTGGTCTGATCTCGGTTGACCCCTGGCTTAAATTGTAGTTTCTGTAATGGCATATTAGCTCAAGAATAAGGCACGTTCATCGTTCCTGCGGGTTACTAGACCTTTCAGTACTTTACCCCCAGCAAGCGTATATTTCAAGAACTCTTCTGCCGCTTCTTCCATTTCGCCCCGAATAACCTTCTGACGGAGGGTGCTGCGCTGTAGTGTTCCCAGACCAACATTAAAGCTAAAAGATACAAGAGCATCGAATTGACCTTGAGTGAGCTTGACAGGACAGAAGCGTTCAACACCTCGCTCAAAGCGATTAAGATCGTCTCGAAGAATGTCATCTACTTCCTCCATCGAAAAAGTACGGTCATCTTTATATTCTAGTGGGTAGGCATCCCGTTCGTCTATTTTTAACGCACCTTGCCGTGGGTAGAGTACATGACCCACACCAATCGTCCACAATTTTGCGGGACACCGATATGGACGCTGGCGGACACCTTCATGGTGACGAATCATTTTTAGAGCTTTTTCGCTTACTTTCATTTCTTACTAAAGGCTTGAGTCCCAAACCAGAAAGCAATAATAGACGCCAAAATCTGCATCTCATCTGCATCAAATACCATTGGAATAGCTTCGGCAAACGCAGCCCCAGAAGACCATGCCCACCAGATAGAAGCAATATCTACAACGATCAGCAGTAGAACAAACAAGTAGGTCACGACTGGGCGTACCGAAGCCCGTAGATTAATGATCCACTGAGAAGCACCCTTGCCAATCTCGATGTCGTGGTTATACATAGCGGTGCGTTCTTGGGCTTGAGTTTCCATTTGAACTTGTTCTGTCCTGATCTCTTCGATACGGGCTTGGGCTATATAACCCGCTTCCATCATCTTTAGTTCCCGCTCCATCTGCATGGCGGCAAGCTCTAGTTCGTGTTTTTTGTCGGACTTGTCTTGGAAGAAGTCTAGTAGTTTAGGCAGTCCCCCCATCAGGAAGGACAGCGCTGTGGATATTAGGGTAAACATTATTTTCTCCCTACTTCGGTTTCGTTATCGCCTTTGCGAACCACTACCTTGTCACCTTCTACCGACACGGACATTGGATCACGGTCAGCCATCTTATCTAGGCGGGAAATGAGTTCTTTCATAATCTCAAACTCAGGCTTGTCTTGTTTGGGGGTAGCACCAGCAACACCGTTAAGCATTGAGATTAGGGCGGTTAAAGATGCACCAAGCAGTCCCATCACGGCAGCCATCTTAGATTCTTCAAGGACTATGGAAGCTCCTACGCCAATTACCACAATAAAGGTAATGTAAAAAAGACCTTGTTTGCCGATGTATTTACCAGCAACTTCTTTAGCGGTTTCATGTTCATTCATTTTTTACTCCCCCATACCATGTAATAAGCTATCCAGCCCGCTACTAAAAAGCACCAGAACTGCACCCATTTAACCTTTGACAACTCGGCATCAAAGTACTTCTTGTCTTCCTTCTCAAGCCGTTCAATCTCGGTCTTGATGTCTAGCACCTTCTGCCACTCTTTGGTGCCGTGCTGCTTTATAAAGTCCACCCTTAATTTGTACTCTTCATCGCTTATCTTCTTGCGATGCTTGTACTCCTCAAGGGCTTTAAATATCGCCCGTTCCTTCTTTAGCTCTGCTTCTCTACGCTCACGAATTCTTGCGTTTGCTTGTTGCTTTGCAACATCTACTGCTTCCTTCTGTACTTCCTCAATGTTCTTGCCAATCTCTCGCCCAGCCTCTCGACCAGTCTTAATCCCCTCGCTGATCCCCTTGGCACCAGCCGACAATCCGAGTTCGTCTGACATGATTCAATTTACTCACCCCAGAGCTTTGTACCGCCTTTAGGTACAGAAGTAGCCCAAACAGACACAGATTGTTTGGGGGTAGATAAATCAAACCCGCAATCGTTACACTTTTGTGCAGAAAGTTCAGTCTCGTCTACATCTCGCCCGCAGTTAGGGCATAGGACTTCAACCGTGTGACGGCACACTTTGGTACCGTCTTCTAATTTAACTGCTGGGTTTTCTGAGATCATATTAATCCTTATAATGATTTGGTCAAGCCAGCTTTTATAATGTCAACGCCAGCCGGTATTTGGCTTGGGTCTAGTATTTCTTCAGTATCTTTATCACGCAAAGCGTGTACACAATAAGCAACTGTATTATCTTCTAAAGCCTCTATATAGTGGCTTTTTCCTGCTTGGATAAAAATCATATGTGGCGCAGTAAAGTTAGTTGTTTGTCCATCTACATGAACTGCCACGCTACCTGTGGCTAATAAAGTCATATGGTCATAATTGTGTTTATGTCCCTCATTAGCGTCCCCAGCTTTAGCAAAGTGCATTTGCCTTAGCCATAAGTTAGTAGCACAAGTTATCCGGGTTTCAGGATAAGCCATATTTTATTTCTCCGTTTTCCCAATGTTCTGTAGGCACATAAGCGCCGAACATCCACAAGATTCTAGGTGTATTACCTTTTACTTCTGTTACGTAATGCTCAAAATCAGATGCTAAATAG